ATTAATATGTTCTTGGGTGTTAGGAACTATGAGATTGACTCTGGCGCTTTCTTGGATAATTTCAAAGAGGGGTCAATTCCAGCTCATGTTTTAGACACCCTACCCCCATCTATTAAACAATCTATTAAAAATGGTGAAAAGAAAATAGAACTAGATAAAGAGAGACTATCTATATTCTATTATAAGAAAGATGACTGGCAAAGGTGGGCAAACCCTCTGGTCTATGCTATCCTAGATGATATCGTCATGCTAGAGAAGATGAGACTTGCTGATATGTCAGCTCTTGACGGGGCTATATCTAATATTAGATTGTGGACCCTTGGTAATCTAGATCACAAGATTTTGCCAAATAAAACCGCTATTAACAAGCTGAGAAATATTCTAGCTAGTAATGTTGGCGGTGGGACTATGGAGTTGGTTTGGGGTCCAGAGTTATCGTACAGTGAGTCAAATAGTCAGGTCTATAAATTCTTAGGCTCTGAAAAATACACATCTGTACTTAACAGTATATATGCTGGACTTGGTGTTCCTCCAACCCTCACTGGTATGGCTAACAATGGTGGTGGATTTACTAACAACTTTATATCATTAAAGACATTGGTAGAAAGACTTCAGTATGGTCGTGACCAATTAACTAAGTTCTGGGAAAAAGAAATAGAGCATGTTCGTCGTGCTATGGGCTTCAGAAAGCCAGCGCATGTAGTTTATGACCAAATGAGCCTATCTGATGAGTCTTCCGAAAAGAATTTGCTCATCCAGCTTGCTGATAGAGATATTATCTCTCACGAAACAATTCTTGAAAGATTTAAAGAGGTTCCTTCTGTCGAAAAGATGAGGCTAAAAAGAGAGGATAAAGCTAGAACTTCTGACAAACTGCCAGAAAAGGCTAGCCCATTCCACAATCCTAACAAAGAGTTTGAGATAGAAAAGATGGACAAACAAGCGGAGATAAACGAGAAAGTGGCAGAAAGAAAAGAACAGAAAAAGCCTGTAAACCCTAACGGTCGTCCACCAAATAAGTTGGATGAAGGTCCAAGAAAGCAAAGAACAGAAACTCCAAGATCAAAGCCGGGAGTTGCTGAACTTATCCTTTGGTCAAACGCCACTTATGATCAAATTTCTGATAACTTCAATAAAGCATTTCTAGCTATTAATGATAAGAAAAATATGAGATCTCTGACTAAAGCTCAGGTAGCAGACCTTGAAAAAGTTAAGCTTGACATGTTATTAAATATAAAGCCTTTGTCAAAAATCACAGAGGAGGACTTTAAAGAAGTACTTCATGCTAACAAAAGGATGCCAGACACATTCAGAGATCACCTTGAAAAGAATAAAATTACCACTGAATACATGTCTATAGAAGAATATAAAAGATCAGCTATTGCCTCATATGTTGATTATGTCTTAGCCCAAAAATAGCTGTTTTTTCAAAAATAATATTTTTAGTGTATATTTTCTTTAGAGGTAAATTATGACTATAAAAATATATCAACACGAAATCAATGACGGCATTGGCGATCTCGTTAAGAGTACCGCTAGTGTTGCGTATTGCGCTGAAGCTACAGTTCAAAAGGAAATTCCTGAAGAAATTATAGCCAAGGCTGTTGCTGAAAATAAAGATCAAATAGATCTATACTATTTAGAATCTGTTTTAGTATCTTGCGGTTGGAATAAAAATGACGATGTATTCTTGCCAGCGCCAACTTGGGCAGCTAGGAATACACCTGAAGATAAACAGTTCAATTTTATGCACAATGAAAATGACATTATTGGGCATATTACTGGTAGTTATGTACTTACAAAAGATGGAAAGGCTGTTGCCGATGATGCAGAGATGCCTGAAGACTTTGACATTATTACTCAAGCTGTACTTTATAACAGCTGGACTGGTGACGAAAACCGTGAGAGAATGGAGAAAATAATCTCAGAAATAGAGGAAGGTAAGTGGTATGTCTCTATGGAGTGTCTTTTTGCTGGATTTGATTACGCCTTAACTAACGATAATGGTGATAAAAAAATCTTGGCTAGAAGTGAAGAATCTTCCTTCCTAACAAAACACCTCAGATCTTATGGTGGTAGTGGAGAATACGAAGGATATAAACTAGGTCGCGCACTTTCTAACATTGCTTTTTCTGGTAAGGGTTTGGTCTCTAAACCTGCCAACCCAAGAAGTGTTATATTAAAGAGTGTTGCTTTCAATTTAGATGACAATTCTAATTTCAACATAGGAGAATTTAATATGTCAGATAACTTGCTAGAAAAGCAGTTGGAAGAAGTTCGCGCTGAACTTGCTACTGCTAAGGCTGAGAACGAGGCTGTTAAAGCTCAAATCGAAGAAGCAAAAGATAAAGAATTTGCTTCCAAGATCGAAGCTTTTGAAGCTGAAGTTCAAGAAAAAGACTCAAGCATTGCTGAACTCGAAGAAAGCATCAAGAGCGCACAAGCTCGCGTTGCTGAACTCGAAGACGCTTTGGCTAAGTCACAAGAAGAGCTTGCATCTGCTAATGAGCATATGGAAGAAATGAAGAAGAAGGAAAAAATGGAGAAGCGTAAAGCTGCTCTCGTGGAAGCTGGATTCGATCAGGACGATGTAGATGCAGCACTTGCTGCTTTTGACGGCCTTGCTGACGAAGCTTTTGATTCCGTTGTCGCTATGTACGGCAAGAAAGAAAAGGCTAAGAAAGAAGCTGAAGCTGGTATGCCTCCTGAACTAAAGGAAGCAATTGAAAAGAAAAAAGAAAAGGACGCTAAAGCTGACGAAACTGAAGAAGTAGAAGCTGAAGCAGAAGCACAGGAAATCACTCAGGAAGCATTTGAAGAAGTAGAAACTTCCGAAGCTGCTCTTGTTACTGAAAGTGCTGACGATCAACTAGAATCCACTCGCGCAAGCATTGCCGATTGGCTTTCAAATAACGTATTCTCACAAAAGTAATTAAATAGGAGATATAAATTATGGCTCTTAAAGCAGATAGATACGAAGAATCAACTGACATCAGTTTCTTCTACAACGAAGGGACTGCTACTCGTGGTGGCGCTGTTGTTCTTGACGCCGCACTTGCTTCTGGCGCAGCTATGGACCAAGGCGGAAACAAGGTAAAATACGGAACTGCTGGTGTCCCAGTAGGTATCCTTCTTAATGACGTTGTTAACAAAGACCTTACCAGAACTCACCTTAATCAATATAAAGATGAAGTTCAACAAGGCGGTAAAGTTACTGTTCTAACCCGTGGTTGGGTTGTCACAGATATGATTGAAGCTGGCTTGAGTCCAGATGTAAAAGCTGGCGATATCGCTTATGTTTCAAGCTCAGAAGCTGGAGATTTAACCAACGTTGCTCCAGGTGGGTCTGGAAGTTTGGCTGTTGGTCGTTTCATGTCTCAAAAGGACGGAGACGGTTATGCTAAAGTCTATGTCAACCTCCCCGGAATCGTATCCTAATTAACATCTAAAGGAGATAAATACAATGTCATATAAAGAAAGACCAAGTGAAGAATTCATTACATTGCTTCGTCGTTCAGGCGACAATGATCAGAACGTAGCGTTTGCTGCGCAAAGAGAGTTTGCGAAAGCTCTTGAACTTCCTCTCCGCAAGGGCGTTTTGGTTGGCAACATTCTCGGAAATATCTTCGAGACCATCCAAGTCGAGCCAGGCGGAAGCACCGAGTATCCTTTGGATCTCATCAGCCCAGGACTTGAAGGCGAACATGTCGCTTACACCAATCCTGGTCATGGTCGCGTTCCTGAGAGATCAGTTGAAGGCGATTACGTCATGATTCCAACCTACAGCATCACAAGCAGCATTGACTACTTGCTTCGTTTTGCTCGTGAAGCTCGTTGGGACATTGTTGGTCGCGCTATGCAAGTTTTGGAAGCTGGCTTCGTCAAGAAAATGAATGACGACGGATGGCACACCCTTCTTGCCGCTGGTGTTGACCGCAATATCTTGGTTTACGACGGTGATGCAACTGCTGGCATGTTCTCCAAGAGACTTGTTAGCTTGATGCAAACTGTTATGCGTCGTAACGCTGGCGGTAACACTGGTTCCGCTAATCGTGGTCGCTTGACCGACCTTTACGTTTCACCAGAAGCTCTTGAAGACGTTCGCAACTGGGGATTTGATCAGATTTCTGACGCAACCAGAACCGCTATCTACAATGCGGGTGGCGATGGCGCTCCTATCACTAGCATCTTTGGTGTTGCTCTTCACGATCTAGATGAGCTTGGAGAAGGTCAAGAGTATCAAGACTTCTTCACTACCTCACTTAGTGGTGGTCTTGCTGGTGGCGATGCTGAGTTGGTAGTTGGTCTTGACCAAGGTGCTAATGACAGCTTCGTTATGCCAATGAAGCAAGCTGTTCAAGTCTTTGAAGATCCTACTCTTCATAGACAACAGAGAGCAGGCTACTACGGGTTCGCTGAACTCGGCTTTGGCGTTCTTGACAACAGAAGAATCCTCTTGGGTTCTTTCTAAGTTAGAAGCTAAAATGTGAAATTTATGGAGGGTTCCTTCTTTTTTAGGGGGGAACCCTTTTTTAGTGTATAATACAACAAATGTTCTATATTTTTAGGAATAGGAGTTTATAATGAGTACAGCCTTGTCGGACTATTTAGAGTCTGGTCTATTACATCATATATTTAAAGGTGAGGTTTTTCAAAAACCTGACAAAATAGCCATTGCGCTCTGTAGCGGTGTGCCAGTAGATTCTGACACTGGCGAAACAATCCCCGAACTCCCCAGTGGAATTAATGGCAGTGGCACTGGTTATGCCAGAATAAATCTCGGAGACCCATCTACACAGGGAAATTCTACCTGGATATACGAACAGCAAGAGCATGACTATGGAAGTGGCCTAATCAAAAATTCAGGGTCTATAGTTTTTGAAAAAGCTCTCTTAGATTGGGGTTTTGTTTCTGGTATAGCTATTACTGACGACCCCCAATATGGCTCTGGAAACCTTCTTATGCACTCTGCACTCAGTAACCCTAGAATTATTTATAAAGGTGATGCTGTAAAATTTGATGTAACTAATCTTAAAATTAAATTTAACTAAGGTAGGGTTATGGCTGAGTATTCAGAAAATGATTTTATACTATCACTAGACAATTAT